CACACCCATGGCCTTAATATTTGCTTAATATTTGAGGGCCTTTCCTGGTGACCTCCTGCAGTGGATGCGGGGCATCAAAGGAGGCAGAATTCAGGCAGGGCAAGCCGTCTCAGCTGTGCTCGGTATAGTCGCGACCCTACCAGCAGACCCGAACCGGGCCTAAGTCGGAGTCGATCCGCTTAAGGGTCTTTTGATATTGAGAGTCACTCGCAATAAGGCCCACCCCGGGGGGAGCCCTTCCAGATAATGAGAATCATTCGCATCACGGCTATGTCAAAAATAGAAATATTCAGATTTCCCAGGAATTGAGTTTTTCCTTCCTTGGGGCTTGCCACAGGATATATCTGTTTTAGGATGCGCAGGACCAGGCAAACGACCTCTGCTTTCTCATGAACAAAGAATTACGCGCCATCTTCTCCGACTTGATCCAGGCCGAAGCCAACCGACTCGGAGTGCCAATTGACCAGTCCGACGCTTTAGCCGAGGCAGGCTATGAGGTGATGTACGAAGTGTTGCAGCAAGAGGCTTTTGAGGCAGTTGCAGCCATCCAGGAAGCCCGTGAATCTCTGCCTCCATTCGAAAATCCAACTGGTGATCTACCTTCGCTTGCAGAGCTTGTAGGGGCCTGCAATTAGCCAAGCAATTCCTCAGAAAACCTGAAGAAACTACCCCCAAGGCCTTGCGCACTGGCGGTATCCTGATTAAGACAGGGTGCATTCCAAAACAGATACATGCAGTTCACGATTTTCCCGTTTCTGAGTTCCCTCATTGGTTTGCCATCCAGGAGCACCCGCCAGCGCAACACAGCCGAGATAAAGGGTCTCGAACAGGAACTGATTGAGCTGGGACGTTGGTTGGATTCAGGGGCGGGCACTCCTGATGATGAGGACAGCTTGAAGGAAGCAATTATTTCCATCAAGGCCGAGATTCGTGAGCTGAGTTGTGTTTGAGGTTTTCGACCGTCATCGCGGCGAAGTAGTTGCATTTGCACCCACTAAAACCGATGCAATTTGGTGTGGTGTAGCAGTCCTGGGAGTAGCTCCCAAAAGAACAATCCGAGATCTAGTTATCCGGCCCAGACGACGGGAATCAATCTTGATCAGCTGGCTACCAGGCCGGGGACCAAAACCATAAAAGTTCAATCAAATCAATGCACACGATCACATCTCGCCATCTGATGCGAGAGCGCACAAAGTCCAAACGTCGAATTTCTTTTTCTATTCACCCCGTCAATGCAATGCCAGCTATGTGGTCTGATTTTGAATTCAATCGAGAGCTGATGCGTTTTGGCGAACGCCGAGAGCAAATGGAGCTTCTGCTAGCTGAACACGAAGAGCACGGCCAACGTCTGATCGAGCATTTCAAAGCGAAGGGCCTTTCAGAACCAGTCGACACCTCAATGCAGCGTTTCACATGCGTGAAAAAGACTGTAAAAACTTACAGCCGCCATCTAGAGCGCGAAGAGGCCTTGTTGAAGAGCAAGATCAAATCAATGAAAAAGAAAGAGGAAGAAAACGCCGCCGATGTGAATTACGACGGTCCACATCAATGCCAAATCGTTGTGGATCAGTTCCACCACATGTCAGTAAGCCGCCTGAAGGGAGAGGGACAATGAGCGAATACACTTATATGAGAACGTCCACGCTTGCGCTTGTTTACCAGTGCATTGAGGACGCCTCACTGTTATATGGGCATGGGCCTGAAGAAGGCCTCTGTAAGAGACCTGAGGTGATGATGATTGCCGAAATGCTGCTGAAGATCAGATTTAAGGAAGATGATTTTATTTTCGCCTTATTGAACGACTATGAGCCCAAAAATAGATTCGAGTGGCTCGAACGATGAACGCCATGTCCCTAGGGCTTATCACGCTGTGCCTGTCAACGGCTGCAATTTTGGCAACCCCTTGGCCTACAGCGGACCAACTTTTCAATCCTTATTTCAATGAATATTCAAAACCTATGCAGCAGGGCTCGCCTGCTTGCGCTGATCTCCCAAAAAGCTCATTACGTGGCATTGGTTAACGGCCAGCCATCAGTAACTGCCAATCCAGCCAGTTGTACGTCAATCCAGTACACAGCAACGTTTCCAGCCAACCGTTTTCCATTACATACACCATGAAAAGTCCGCACAAGTTACAAGCCAGGGTCTTTGGCACTACTGGGGAGACATCACCAAAAGCAAAGTTCACCTCAGCGCAGGTGGATCAAATCCATGAAGACTATGCGGATGGGATTAGTGCAATGCGTCTGGCATTCAAATACGAGGTGAATGTCACAACGATCAATCGTTTGTTGTCTGGCCGTACTTATCCCAGACAAAAAAATACCCCCGTTTCTCAGGCGGGGGCATAAAAACCAGATTCTCAGGCCTGGTTCTCTCGTTTAGCCGCCATGAGCGGCCTTACAGAAAGAATCTAAGCGACGATTCAGTCCGGGTCAAAGCATAGCACCGTTTGATCCGAAACGGGACATGACTTTTAAGGGATTGAGTCACAGGATTTGGCAGGACTCAAGGCAGCGTGTGATTGACCGGGTGGTGGGGACTACGTGGAAGCTGTTTGTTGTATGGCTTCAATCAGTCACGCCTGCCATGGCTATCTAGGCATGGATAACCAGAGTCTGTAAGTCCAAAACCTTTTTCTTTGATTGCAAACTTGATCATTACCAGGACAATGGCACCAACCTTTTTCAATCCCAGATCAAAGTTGCACAGGCAATATTTAACCAATACGGGGCAATTGCCGACAAAAAAATTACAGGTTTCCGCAATAGATCCGCAGTTTAAGAAAGCTAGGATGTTGCGTATAAGAAAGCAATGGGAAGATGTATTACGTCAGCTCGATACAGATTCAGCAACTCAATGAGGAGTGGGCAACTGATCGTATTCTCCGTTTAATCGAATCAGACGATTTTGTAGATGCCAAAGCCATTGCGCTTGAGCATGGAATCGAATGGATCGACTTTTAGCAGTCCTAAACAGGGGCTGTTTTTTATTGTCCCATGCCCTAGGTATCGTTTTCATTCAGCTTTTCTATGTTGTTTGTTTATTATTGGAAGAATTACTTTCGATAAACTTAGAGTTCCCCTCTAAGGACAAATGCAGCCAGCAATCATGATCAAAACAGAGTCTCCATACATGGAGCTGTACACGATCAAAGCACTAAGCCAGGCTGATTTGGATTACGCCAATGAGAATTTTCAATCAGCGGGATTACCGTTCCGAGTAGTCCGAGAAACCGGCGAACGCCCCGTCTGATCTGCGTTTAGATGGGGCAGATGCATTTCATCAATGGAGTATGTCACGGAGGCAGCAGTACCACTGTGTCTTATCCCTGTGGATTTCCGTCATCCATTAGCTCGGCAATTTGAGGAGATCGACGAGGATGGCGATCTGATCCGCAGCTATGACGAATGGGGTCTGGCGTCTGTACTGACCTATGCGTATTACAAGCGGGTACAAGCCAAGACTCAGTACTCAAACATGGAGATGATGATTGGGGAATGTCTGGAGATGTCCCGCCACTCACCGCTTGAGAACAAGGCACTGTTCCAAACATTGAAACGCGAGATCAAAGCAGGCAATGAGGAACAAGCTGTTGGCTGGTCAAAGATTTTAGTTTCCAAAATTGCATCAGCGCTCGCCGAACAACACGAAGACCTGGAGGACGATGAGGAAGATTGAACCCAGCGTCAATGATCAACTGAAGTTTGCGAAATTCGTCAAAGGTTTGGAACAGCTTGATCGCGATGAATTGCACAAGGTTTCGATTGAGCTGGCTCGTCTGGCGTTGTTGATGCAACCAGCTGCTATCCGATGGGCAGCCCACGAAGCAGCAGCAAATCTGGGGGGCTTCCATGGAACGCCCTGAAAACCTGGACGAACGCCAGATATTGGCGGCTCAGTCGCTAGCTGCCGGTTGTTCAAACCGAGATGCATCCCGCCGAGCCAAATGCTCGATTGAGACCATCCGCGTCTGGCGCAAGCAGGCTGACTTCAACGATTGCATCTGGGAATACCAGCAGCAGATCTTTCAGCAGTCTTTTGGCATTACGTCTGAGGCGTTACCAATGGCAGTAGCCAAGCTTCAGGAAATCATTGAAACAGATGATCCTGATGTAAACGCCAGCGTCAAGGTGGCAGCGATCAAAATCATGATCGACTCCGCTCAGAAACAGTACGAAACCCGCACCATCGAACGTCGTATCGACCAACTGGAAGATTATGCAAGGCAGATTAGCGTCACGCCTATCACAATTAGAGAAATTTCACCAGGAAAGGGCTGAAGTTGAGGAAAAACGGCGCACCCAAAGTACGGGTGAGTTATTCGTCGCCGGATTCCCAACTGAAGATCGGTGGGCAGAGTTCGCGCCTTTGACGTGGATCAAGAGTGGCGGAACAATTAAGCGCTTCAAACCATATGACATCCAGAAGCAGTTAATTGATTCAATTCGCCAGAACCAATACACAATTGTTTTAAAAAGTCGACAGGTAGGTGCCTCAGAGACCGTCTGCTCCTATTTATTGTGCAGAGCGCTTACGGAGCCTGGGTTTTCTGCTGTTGTGTTCTCGAAGACTGCAGCCGACGCACAATCACTGGGTAAAAGGATTCGCGCACAAGCGGCCAGTATTGCTGAAGCGGACATTCAGTTCACGACAGAATCAAATAGTGAAATAAGTTTCGCTGGTCTTGGAACATTACTTTTCCTACCTGCTACACCTAGGTCGGCGCGTGGAATTCCTAGCGTATCGACAATTGTCATGGATGAGGCCGCTTTCCTCGGAAGCGAAGCCGATCAAATATTCACAGCCGTCCAACCCACGATGGCAACGCTTGGAGATAAAGGGCGAATGATTTTAATCTCAACGCCGAACGGCCTTGGGAATTTATTTGCCAATCTTTGGTATACAGCAGACGACTGGAACAAATTCAAGATCCACTGGAAGGACATACCAACGTATGCCAAGGATCCGCAGTGGGGCGAGAAACAAAAGCGCCGCTCAAAATTATCCGATAGGGCTTATCGCCAGGAATTCGAGCTTGATTTCGTAGCGTCTCAAGCCCAGCTATATAATCCCGAATTAGTGGAGTTGGCATGTAATGGCCAATGTATTGATTCCGGCTTTGTGGGCCGTGATTATGTAATGGCAGTTGACCCAGCCGGTGGCGGGGACGACTATTGGTGCAGCATAATTTTGGACATCACACGCCTCCCATACCGTGTCGTCAATGTCTTCAGGATGCGCCAAAAGAGTAGTGATTATTGCATAAAACAAATTGTTGAGCAGGCAGAGAACTTCGCTCCTGCAAAGGTAATTGTGGAGAAAAACGGTGTTGGCGCAATCGTTTCCGAGGTTTTGTCGATGAAGCTGGCGAAGTATATGGTGGACCCTTACAACACCAACAGACCCAACAAAATCACTAATACAGACCGCATTGCATATCTGCTAGAAAGGGAAGAACTGATGCTTCCGCGTGAACCCTTCTTTCAGGAATTGTTGATGTTTCAGCAACTTGAAGGTGGCGATCGAAAAGCAGGCCCTGGTGCTCATGATGACTCTGTTATGGCCCTGGCACTTGCTTTAAGCGCGGTTGCTCAAACACCTACAGCAGATTGGCTTGAACTTGTATGAGAGATGCCTACCAGGAGCGGGTAAGACAAGGGTTTGAAGAGGAAATCTGCTCCTACCTAGAGATGGAACAGGGTGGAACTCGCCTTGTTGAGGATTTAATTGAGATTCTTGAGGATTGGCACTCTTATTATGATGGCCATGCGGACGAGATCAAGAAAGTTCTCTTACGTCTGGGTATTAATCGGTACGATTAGTTTGTAG